GTGCCAGATATAGAAAAATATATATTACGTGCAGACTCAGCAAGACCTGAATCTATAAGCTACCTGAAACGCAACGGTATTCCTCGAATTGAGGGGGTTAAAAAATGGAGTGGATCGGTTGAGGACGGTATAGAGCACATCAAATCTTACAAAAAAGTTTACATTCACCCTCGCTGCAAAGAAACATTGCGCGAGTTCAGGTTGTATAGCTACAAGACAGACAGATTAACAGGCGATGTGCTACCTACAGTGCTTGATGAACACAATCATTATATCGATGCAATCCGTTATGCGTTAAATCCACTAATGCAGCATATGGGAAGATCAACACAATTGCCATTAAAAGTACGCTAAGGATTTTATATGTTTAAAGTATCTGATATTTCGTCAGAAATGGCGAAATTGCATTCACGTATCCGCATTATAGATGACTTGTTAGGTGGAACAGAGCGAATGAGAGAAGCTGGTAAAATCTATTTACCAAAGTTCCCATTAGAAGATGAGGAAACTTACAAAAATAGGTTAGAACGAACAACGCTTTATCCAGCTCTAGAAGAAACACTCTCCCAAATGAACGGAAGAGTTTTTTTTACTCCAATTAATATCACAAAGATTAACAATAAGCTTGCTAGTGAAATACTCCCGGACGTGGATATGGAAGGGAATAACCTTGATGTGTTTGCATCCAGTTGGTTTCACGCAGGATTAGCCTATGGTGTTAGTTATGTTCTGGTCGATTACCCAGTTACAAACGATGCCAAAACGCTAGCAGAAGAAAAAGCTATGGGGGCTAGACCTTATTTAGTTCACATTCATCCATCCTCGGTTTTGGGTTTTAAAACGGCTAGAATTAACGGTAAACGTGTATTTACTCAATTTAGATACCGTGAGTTCGTTGATGAAGAGAATGGAGAATTTGGGTTAAAACAGATTGAGCAGATCAATGTGTATGAGCGGGGAATAGTTCGAAAATTCAGAAAAATTGAAAATGCGAAAGATGGAGATAACGGTTATTACTTGCACGCTGAGGTGGAGCTTAAGCATTTAGGCAAAACTCTTGATTTTATTCCTATCGTACCTTTTATCACAAAACAAACTGATCACTTTGGCATTGGAAGACCTCCATTGTTGGAGCTGGCCCACTTAAATATTAAACACTGGCAATCCCAATCAGACCAAGACAACATTGTTAGTGTTGCAAGAGTTCCGCTCCTTGCTAGAACTGGAGCGGTTGAGGGGGAGCAGTTTCAAATTGGGGGTTCCGTAATTGATCTGCCAAGAGAAGGTAGTCTTTTCTATGTTGAGCATTCAGGTAATGCAATAGGTGCCGGGAAAGAATCAATTAAAGAGCTTGAATCTCAGATGTTGGTGGCCGGGGCAAAACTTCTTATCAAAAACATTATCGCCATGACTGAAAGTCAAGCAAGAGATGAGCAAGGAAAAGAAATCAGTCAATTAAGACTGTATGCCAACAAATTCGAAGACGCACTTGATTTAGCGCTTGAATATGTAGGTTTCTGGCTTGGTATTGAGAATGTAGGTAATGTTGAGATAAGCGGCAATATTGATAGTGAAATCGATCCTAACGCCTCATTGGATATGGTTATTAAACTGAACTCGGCTGGAGTCATTTCCACCCAAACAACATTTGAAGAGGCAAAACGCAGAGGTTTGCTATCTGATCATGCTAGTTGGGAAGATGAGCAAGCTAGACTAGAAGTCGAAAGTATGAGTGGAAATTTCCATGGAGAAAACAATGAGTATTGATGAGCAAATAGAACATCTGCTCACAGATCATAAAATCTTACTCTTTCGTTATGACGCCTCATTAAGACGAGAAATCGTAAAACGGCTCAATAAACTTCAAAAACAGATGTTGAGCCGTATTTCTGCTGTTGGGTTGGAAAATGCAAGTAAAAGAGATGTAGCAAAGTTACTTGGTGAGATAAAAGAACTTATCAAGAGTTACTACGTTGAAATGTATAGTTTTACAGATGGTGAGTTGCAAAGCCTTTTACCAATTGAAGCTTTGGCAATGATGGAAATATACAACCAGTCCGTAAAATTCGATTTATTCAACAAGGTGCCGGACTATAAGTTAAAAGCCAATAAAACCGCTCAAATCGTCGCCGGTTCACCTTTGTCTGATTGGTTCGATAAGCAGGGAGGCGATTTAAGTTTTAAGTTCTCCGGGCTAATTAGACAGGGTATTTTGGACGGTAAAGCAACAAGCAGAATCATCACAGAAGTAAATGAGCTGATGGTGCATTCACGTCGTTCTGCTGAAACATTAGTTAGAACAGCAGTAATGAAGGTTAACGACGAAGCTCACAAGCTTTTGCGTGATGAAAACATGGATATCATCAAAGGCGAGCAACACATAAGCACTCTTGACACGAGAACGTCAGAAGTTTGTCGTGCTAGAGATGGTTTAGTGTGGGATTTAAACCAAAAGCCAATTGGTGATCACAAGGTGCCGTACCAAAGACCACCATTACACCCAAACTGTAGATCAACCTTGCGCCTAATTATGAAATCTTGGCGAGAGTTAGGATTTGATGTTGATGAAATTCCAGAAAGCACCAGAGCCAGCATGGATGGACAGGTAAAAGCTAACATCACTTATGAAGATTGGCTTAAAAACAAAACTAAGGCGCAACAAGATGAAATCTTAGGCAAGGGTAAAGCTGACTTATGGCGAAATGGTGTTATCACTTTTCGGGATATGCTTGATCAGTCTGGGCGCCCCTTGACACTCAAAGAGCTTAGGGAGCAGTTTAAGTTAGGTGGTGTTGAAGGTGCCGTAAATGCTGTTTATAAACGCGCAAGTGAATTAGAGCCGGCATTTACAAATGATATGTTATCCATCGTTAAGCAATCTAATGGCTATTTAGATGGGTTAGATTATCGCTTGAAAAGCATTGATTCCATCACGCGCAAAGTTCAAATGGATATTATTAAAACCGGAATAACAGAAGGAGAGTCGCTAAGTAAAATAACTGATATTGTGCGTTATACCACAATTTTTGAGAGCAAGAATTTCACGCAAAATTATTTTCGAATGCAGAAAATTCTTACTGAAAAAGGTTATAATATCACCAGAGTTAAAAATACTTGGCGAAAAGGTGCTGTATATAAAGGCATTAATACAATCATTGAAAAAGATGGCATTAAATTTGAAATGCAGTATCACACTAAGCAGAGTTTTGACTTAAAGAACGGAAAATTGCATGAGTTATATGAAAAAGCAAGGGTTATTAATGGTTCAAGCGAAGAGCTTAAAAGGCTTAATGAAGAAATGAAGAATTTAAGTGATCAACTTGAAACGCCTGTAGCTATAGGAAAAATCAGGAATTAACAATGAAATATTATCTTGTTTTCCCAGACTCAAATAATCAATTACTTGTGAGAGGTAATGAATACGATTATTTAACGTTTGCCAAGTTTGATGTTGAAAAAAACGCTTGGGATAATTCTGATGCTTTTTACTGGGGTGATAAAATTTTAGCAAGTGATTTTATTGATTTTGATCAAATATCAGAAGAGATGGCAAATGAGTGGATTAGTAAACAAAAGTAATAAAGCTAAATCATTTGCTGAACGGATACACCATCATCAATTTGATAAAGCGGGACAACCTTATATTAATCATTTAGCGTTTGTAGCAGGCTTACTCGCTAACGAAAATGATGATGTAATTGCAACAGCGTGGTTACACGATAGTGTCGAAGATACAGAAGTATCACTCAGTGATATTTCTGAGCTATTTGGTTGTGTGATTGCTGATTCGGTTAATGCTATTACCAAAAGACAAGGGGAAAGCTACCAAGACTATCTCTCAAGAGTAAAATCTAACGACATTGCTCGAAAGGTCAAGATTGCTGATTTAACTCATAATATGGACCTAAGCCGTTTAGCAAAAATAACTGAAAAAGATATTGCCAGACAGCAGAAATATCAGCAAGCTAAACAATTTCTATTGACCTAGCTTAATCAACAGAATCGATTTAAAGGGAGTGAACTAATGAAAATTAGTGATTGTGAATATCAGGTGATTTTTCAGGAAGATGATGAGTTTCATGCAGCTATATCGTATAGCTCTGACAGTGGATTTGCATTCTTTTTGGTTGGTGGATGGATGGAATGCGAGAGTGAAAAGACACAAAGAAGAGCAAAAGAGGTTATGGATTGGATGTTAGATACTATTAATAGTGAAGAGCAAACCTATCTTGATATCCCGTTTACTCTTAAAGATATCACTTACTCCGTTATTGAAAATTATTTTATGTATGAAAATGAAGATGGAAAACTAATACTTGATAAAGAAGATAGATTGAAAGTAGAAAAGTATCGTCAAGATTTATTAGAACAGCTCGCTTTTCTTGATGAAAAAATCTTGTATATAGACAAGAAAAGCAAATAGTGAAAAACAACACCAAGAATAAGCCCCGCTGAAAAACAGTTGGGGCTTTTTTGTTTCCCATTTTTAACCAAACCGCAGCGTAGCAATACGTTAGCGGTTTTTTTTATTCCCGCCATTCAAGGAGTGGCGATCCAACGTGCTAGGCACATCAACAACAATCACGAGGTGATCTTTTATGTACAATTTTATGAATTTAGGTAAATTCTCGCAAAAATTTAATGACAATCCTGATGGACTTGGCGGTGGTGCCGGTGGTAACGGTGCTAGTGAGGCGAAATATACACAAGCCGATCTTGATAAAGCCATTAGCGAAGCAGTCGCAAAAGAAGTTGCTGGACTTAAAACAAAGAATTCTGAATTGCTAGGCGCTCAGAAAGATTTGAAAGAGAAGTTAGCTAAATTCGACGGCTTAGACCCAAAAACCATTAAAAATCTCATGACTCAATTCGAGAATGATGAGGAAATGAAAAAAATTGCTGAGGGCAAATATAAAGAAGTCATTGAAGCTCGAGTAAGCAAGGTCAACGAAGCAAAACAGCGTGAAATCGACGCACTCAATGCGAAACATCAAGAAGAAATGAATAAGCTACAAGCAAGCTTAGATCGCTATTCTGGATTGGTTCTTGAAAACGCTATCCGTAGTGAGGCAACCAAAGCAGGTGTTACCTTTGGTGCTGACGATGCTGTATTAAGAGCTAAGCTCACGTTTAAGCTTGATGACGGACTCGTTGTTCCAATTGATGAAAATACTTTTGGTGGTGATGGTAAGCCATTGACACTGAAAGAATGGTTCGAAAGCATGAAAGAAAAGGCACCTCACTGGTTCCCAGCATCGCAAGGCGGTGGTTCTTCTAATGGTAGCCAAAATGGAGCGAAAACAATGTCTCGCGCTCAATTCGAAAAACTCTCTCCTGCGGAACAAATGAAGACCATGCAGGATGGAATTACATTAACTAACTAAATTAAAAGAGGTCAGAAATGGCAGAACAAAATACTTTAACAGCAATCGCACCATCTCTTTATGCTGCGTTAAATACCGTTTCTCGCGAGATGGTTGGATTCATCCCAGCGGTTAACCGTAACTCAACAGCAGAGCGCGCGGCTTTAGGCGATGAAGTGACTGTACCAATCGCAAGTGCGGGTGAGCTTGAAGATATTTCACCGGGTCAACAACCTAAAAATTCAGGCGGTACCACTCCTGAATCAGTCAAAATCAAGATGGAGCACTCAAAAGCTGCTCCTATCATTTGGACTGGTGAAGATGAGAAACGTGTAAGTAACGCTGGTGTTTATAATGGCGTATTAGCTGATCAGTTTGCTGATGGTATGCGCAAGCTTGTTAACTCTATTGAGCGCGATGTCGCAAGCAAAGCGTTGATTGGTGCCTCTCGTGCCTATGGTGAGTATGGCAAAACACCATTTGGTACAGCGGGTAATTTATCTGACTTCGCTGGTGTTGCCCGTATTCTTGATGACAACGGCTGTCCTATCGTGGATCGTCAATTAGTCGTCAACTCTGGTGCGATGGCTAACTTGCGTGGTGTGCAGTCTGTTTTATTCAAAGTGAATGAGGCAGGTAGCGCAGATATGTTACGCGACGGCTACACAGATCGAGTGCAAGGTTTTGCCCTTCGCAACTCTGCTGGTATCTCAATGCATAAACAAGGTAATGCTGCGTCAAAAACTTTAAATGGTGGTGCGGCAACGGGATTGCGTGAACTTGCATTACAGGCTGGAACAGGTGATTTCAAAGCGGGTGATTTGATTTATCTAAACGATGATAAAAACAACATCTACACCGTGGCAGAAGATTTAGGCAACGGTGCGGGCAAATTGAAAATCAACGCACCGGGTATTGTCACTTCGATGTCTGGTAGTGAAACCATTACATTATTTGGCGACTTTACACCTAACTTTGCCTTTGACCGTAACGCTATTGTGCTTGCAACACGTGCGCCAGCACAACCAACTGGTGGTGATAGCGCGGAAGACGTTATGTTCTTAACCGATCCAGTTACTGGATTAGTGTTTGAAGTTCGCGTTTATCGTCAATACCGCCAAGTTAAGTTTGAAATTGGTATGACTTGGGGCGCGAAAGTTATTAATTCTCGCCACTTGGCAATTTTAGCGGGTTAACCTGAAACAATATAAAGAGCGTTCCGAAAGGAGCGCTTTTTTTATGGAGAAAGATTATGTTTTTTAGAATTGAGAAACAAAATGATCAACTAGTAGTACATCAAAGCACGCTTTCTGAGCATGAATCTTTGGGCTGGGTTGTTTTAGGACCAGTAGAAACCAAAAAAGAAGACAAAGACTTATCTGCTTTGAAAGTAGATGAGTTAAAAGCAATGCTAACTGAAAAAGGGATTGATTTCGATCCTAAAGCCAAGAAAGATGACTTGATTGCCTTACTTAGCGAAGAAAGTTAAAAGTAAAGGGGGAGATATGGATTTAATAATCCCTAATGACTCCTACGTCACTTTGGAAGAAGCTAATAAATATCATGCCAACAGAAATAGTGCATTTGTATGGCAAGAACTTGACGACGAAACGAAAGCAAGACGTTTAGTGAGCGCATCGGATTTCTTAGACTTCAATTATCGTTTTCTTGGTAGAAAAGCAGATCCATCACAACTTCGAGCATTTCCTCGCACTAATACTGGTGGGACTGATAGTAAAGGCATTCCAACTTCGGTCAAATACGCCGTATTTGAGTTAGCTCTTTACGAGAATCTGAATGAAAATCCAGATAGTGAAATGTCTAGCGTTCGTGTTGGTCCTCTTTCGGTGAATTTCGAGAAAAACCCAGTATCAGGTAACGCAAGTAACCGCTTTGAATATGTAAAGAGCATTCTTGATACCTATTTGGATAAAAGCCAAGGTGGCGGCAAGGCTAGAATGTTAAGAGGGTGATATGTACGGTAGGCTAAAAAACATTTCATCATCACTCATAAAAAAATTTGGCTCTCCGTGTGTGGTGAAAATTGAAAAAAAAGGTGAGTACGATCCAGAAACAGGAAGCGTTGACACTGGAATAACAGTAGAAAATAAAGCTTTTTGTCTTTTTGATAATCTTGCCTATGATTTTCCTCGCCATGAAACCAACAGCAGCGCATCAATGGTTAAGCGAGGAGATGTTTTACTTTACCTTACAGCAGAGGCTAGCCCTACCTTAAATGCAAGAGTGGCAGTGAATAACGAAGTTTGGACCATTGTTAATTTCCAACCAATCAAGCCATCTAGCACAATAATTCTCTATCAATGCCAAGCGAGACGGGTAGGGGGGTGAAATGGGAAGTTTTGTTATTGATATAGCAAAATTCAGAGAAAAGCTCGGCAATAAGGCGGATCTCGTTCTGAGAAAAGTTGGGATTGAAACGTATGAAAAAGTAAAACAGAAAACACCAGTAGATACGGGGCAGTTAAGGGCAAGCTGGACAGTAAGTGTTAATGGAATGCCGCAGAATTACAATGGCGATACTTCTGTGCTTAATACTGCCAAGTTTGGAGACACAATCATTATTGCTACTGATAAAGCTTATGCTCCAATGCTTGAGTATGGGTTATATCCAAAACCTGGCGGACCTAAAACTGAAAATGGTTTTTCTACTCAGGCTCCACAGGGGATGGTACGTATTACTGTTCAAGAAATGATTGCTTGGCTTAATAGTAATCAAGGGAAGTTTAGCTGATGAAAATGAAGATTAGAGCCATTTTACAAGGGCATTTATCTGAAATAAATGACGATATAGAAACAGTTTGGGAAGGTGTGGGAAGCGAACCTAATCTGCCTTACCAAAGTGTTTTTCTGAATATTTCAAGTTCTCTTACAAGTGCGATCAGCGATAAACCTAAATCACAAGAAACGGGCTTTTTACAGGTCACACTCTACTACCAATCAGGGAGAGGAACGTTAGAAATTGAAGAAAGAGCTAATCAAATAAGACAGCATTTTTATGGCAAATCTTTTGCTAAAAAAGGTGTTCAAGTGGTTATCCACTCGCCACCACAAATAGGTGGCACTTATCTGAATGACAACATTCTTGCGCTACCAGTAACTATTAATTTTACTGCCTATGAACTCTAAAGGAGAAACAACATGGCAACAAACGCACAAGGCACGAAACGCACGATCGTTTTCGCCAAAGAAACCCAATTTGGTACTAAAGCTACACACACAGGAGCAAAAATCCTTCCTCGCATAGAAAGCTCATTAGATACCAGTTTTGAGTCTTTTCAATCTCAAGAAATGCGTGATGATATGCAACGTGCAGCATCAATTACAGGTTTTGAGAAGGTAGAAGGAGAATTGAAAGGGGAACTTTCCGCTGGTCAATGGTCAGCCTTTTTAGCCGCAGTATTACGCGGAAATTTCACCACTCAAGCGAAAGCTCCTATTATCAAGAAAACAACGAAAGGTAGTGGTGAAAAACAAGGGAAAATCTTAGTTGTACCACAAAACAATCACACCACAGACTCATTCACTATTGAAGATTTTTTCCAAGACGTCAGTGTTAGTCGCGTGTATTTAGGTTGCAGAGTATCTAAGATTAGTATTAATGTACAACCTAATGGTATTGCTTCAATTAGTGTCGGATTTTTAGGTCAACGAAGTGAAGAAGGAACCACGCCTTATTTTACTTCTCCAACCAACATCAACCAATCAGGCAAGCTCGCTGGTGTAACGGGTAAGTTATTGTTTAATAAGCAACCTTTAGGACTTGTGACTGGCTTTAAGCTTGACATTGACTTAAATGCGTCTAGTGAGCCTGTATTAGGTGCAAGATACGCCCCTGATGTATTTATCGGCACCGTTGCAGTGAGTGGCTCATTTTCTATCTATATGCAAGATAAGAAAATGTTTGATGCTATTCGTCGTGGAGAAACGCTTTCTCTTGAATTGCGGATGGACGCAGAAGATGCCACTAACAGCGATTACGTATCAATCATTTTACCGGGTATCAAGCTCACATCTATTGATACGGATGATGGAGCAAAAAATATCATCCAAACATTGAATTTTGATGCTTTCCCAGAGGTGTACGATAGGGGAAGCCAAATTGATGACATATTAAAAGTAGCAACCACAATGATTGTACAAGATACATTGGCTTAATCTAAGCCAAATAAATCAAACCTCGACTAGCAATAGTTGAGGTTTTTTATTTTCAACAATTAAGGAAATTTAAATGAACCTACAAAATCTTTCACAAGGTAACTTGTCAGAATCACACCGTTTTGAATTACTACACCCTGTCACAGGCGAAGGATTGGGAGCTTATGTTAGCGTAGTAAGCGCGAAAAGCGATCAAGCGCAAAAATTTGTCGCTAAACAGATGCGGCTGGCTCAAAAGCAAGAGTTTGAAAACGCTCGTAGTCGTAAACCGAAAATCAAAGAGTTGGACGAAATTCGTGAAGAATCAGTTGAACTTGCAATCAGTCGTATTGTCGGATGGGAAAATATCGAATGGGGCGATAAAAAAGATTTACCGTTTACGCCTGAAAATGCCCGAATGGTGCTAGAACAATGTGATTGGATTATTGAGCAAGTGCTTGAGCAGTCCAATGATTTGGGAAAGTTCTTGGTGAGCTAATAGATGACTTGCTTCGCTATGCGGAGCAGGAATTTAAACTAGATAAGAAACCAAAAGAATCAAACAGTACGCTGAGAGAGCATTTACAAGCAATTGCTGAGCAAACAGGCACTACACCTGAAGAGCTGGATAATCCGGAGCCTAATTTGGCAGTACAGCATTTGCTTGTGATCTTTCAGCAGCTATCTCTTTCTCGTCAGGCTGGAATGGTATTAAATCCAATTACATACAGCGAAATTGTAGCGTGGTCGCAGTTATATCAAACTCGCCTTTCGATGTGGGAGATTGATGTATTGAAACGGATCGATTTGGTTTTTCTTAATATTCAAAATGAATAGGTGGCGAATGGAAACCTTTACCTTTGCTCCAAACTGGGGAATGAAATTAAGCAAAGAGCCAAAAGTCAAAACCATTACTTTCGGCGATGGCTACGAACAACGTCTAAAACAAGGGTTAAACCACAATCTACGAAGCTACTCTCTTACATTTAGTGGAGATATAAATCAAATGCAACAAATTGAAGCCTTTTTAGACCGTCACGAAGGGTATAAGGCTTTTTTGTGGTCCCCTTACCACTCCACGCAAGGTAAATTCAAATGTTCAAAATGGGACATTGAGCAAAAAGAGAGCCACTGGACAATCTCTTGTGAATTTAAAGAGGTGGTAGCCTAATGAAACAAGGATAATTTATGACAGATATAGCCACTCTTGCCATTGAGATTAGAACTAATGGTATATCTCGCGCAAATCGCGATTTACGTAGTGTTGAGCAAGTATCACAAAAAACGGAAAAAGCCGTTAACTCTCTAAGCCTTGCTGTGAACGTATTGAAACGCTTAATGGCGTTAGGGATTGGCATTCAAGGCCTCTCAGGGTTCTTACAAATGGCTGACACAATGCAATCCCTGCGCGCTCAAGTGAAATTTGTGACAGGTTCATTGGCAGAGTTAAATAAGGTGCAAAATGAGTTATTTAATATTGCTCAACGTACGCGTTCCAGTCTTGAATCAACAACACAGCTCTATATTCGAACATCACGAGCCTTGAAGGATTACGGCGTATCGCAACAGCAAGCATTGCAGTTTACTGAAACCATTAACAAAGCAATGGCAGTGGGTGGTGTTGGTGCGCAAGAGCAAGCCAGTGCTTTAATGCAATTATCACAAGCGCTTGGCTCGGGGCGTTTACAAGGTGATGAATTTAGAACAATTGCGGAAACCGCGCCGATTATTCTTGATGTAGTCGCGGAATATATGGGGAAAAGTCGAGCTGAAGTGAAAAAACTGGCGTCTGAAGGCTTAATTACCTCGGAATTACTTTTTAAAGCAATCAGTGGCTCAACTAAGAAAATCAACAAGCAATTTGAAGAAATGCCTCTTACATTCGGGCAAGCAATGCAGCAGCTGCAAAATGCGGCCTTAAAGTTTGTTGGGGATTTGAATCAATCTACCAACGCAACCAACTTATTAGCTCAGGGGGTGAGTTTTTTAGCTGAAAACTTCTAA